CCGCCGCGGCGTCCATCGTGTCGTGGGTTTCCTTCGGCGTATCCGCGAACACGTCGGCTTTGCCCAGCCTCTCCAGGACCGATTGCGTTTCAGCGTCCATCGCGTGTATCCCCTTCCTTGGATGGGTAGCAGTCCCAGCCGCGCCGCTTCGCGTGGTCGCTGGGCGAACCCAACGACAGCCCGCAAGCCTCGCGCCGCGCTTCGTCGCGCTCGGCGGTGACGCGTTCGATTGCGGCGCGCGCCGTCTCCAGATTGTCGAACATCTGCGCGCGCATCGATTCGATTTCCGCCGCAGCCAGCAGCAACAGCGCGCTATCGCGTTCGTAGCCGTCCTCCGCGCATTTGTCCGCGCGGCGTTTCAGACGTTCCGTAAGCGAGACATTGCCACCGAAGCCCATTACGAACCTTCCTTCCCGTTGGGATTGCCACCAGCCTGGCGACGCTCGGAAATCTGGTCGGCGTGTTCGCCGCGCCAAATCTGGATATCCCGCGGGAAGTCCAGGGCGACGCGAACGCGACCGTTGCGCGTCACGCTCACTTCCATAGTTCCGATGGCGGCGTCCGCGCCTTCGCGGCGGAACTCAAATCGGGTCGGCTTCGTTGCGGTTACCACCAGCACGGGAAGCCCTCCCCGCCGAAGGCTGGCGCGTGAATGCGGAACGCGCCAGCCATCGGCATTTGGGGGAATCCCAGGCGAAACGCCTGGGAGGCGCGCGGCGCATCATGCGTCGGATTCCCTGCGCCGTCGGAGTCGCGCAGGATTGTAGCGAACGTCGGTTCCATTCAAAGACTCCAGGCGCATCGGCTGCGCAAAGCCCGCGGGGGAATCCCGCTGGTCGGATCATACTGTCTACGCGCCGTGCGTCAAGCGCGATTGGACTGCAAATAGCGAGTTCGTTCCCCATTCATCGAAACGGGTCGGTAGAGGATCGGGCGATAGCCAGCCCGTCTTCCGCAGTTCACCGACCGCCGCGCGGATTCGCTCGCGGTCGCTGCGCTCCAGGAAGGCTATAGCCGCCACGCGGTCGCGCTCGCGCTCCGCAGCCCAGCGCGCGGCGTCGCCGCCCTCTGGATCGCGCTTGCGCGTCTCGCGCTCCGTTCCCGTGTTCGCGATCCGTCGATAGTGTTCCAGCAGTTCCGCGATATGGAACACGCCCGACGAACTGGACGCGCGGTACGTCTCCACCGCTGCGTCCAACCACCGCTGGTTCAGCGACGAAAGGCGGCGCGTAATGAACTCGCGTTCCTCTGGCGTCGGATCGTAGCGCGACCATAGCCCGTTGATTTTCCGCCGCACGTCCTCCCAGGTCGGGGATTCGTTCATAGTCCACCGCCTCCAGCGCGCGCGCGCTTTTTCTTCTCTTCTCTTCTCTCCTCTTCTCTGGTAACGCGTCCACCGTTACTTGATTCACCGTCTTCGCGCTGTTCTGTAACGCTGGACGCGTTACACGCTCCACCACTTGCGTAACGGTGGCGTGCTACGCGCTTCGCGCCCTGCGCCCGCGCCTTCGCGCTCTCCCCGTTGTGTTCCGCGAAACGCGGGATGGCGAAGCAATCGACCCCAGGAAGGAACTCCAGCCATCCGACAGCCTCCAGCGCGCTGGAGAAGTCCGCGTCCGTCCCGCCGCAGAATGCGTCGATCCGTTCGCGCCGCACGAACGCCAGGCGTCCGTCCGTGGAGTGTTCGTCCGCGAACGACCAGAGCGCGACCAGCGCGCCCAGAACGTGTTGCACCGTCCTCCCCGTCCTCCGTGCGATTTCATCCACCCGCGGGTCCGCCGCGAGGTTCGTCCGTACCTTTATCCAGGGCATCCGAAGTCCTTCCGTTTCTCACGATGCGTACCGCCTCCAGGACAGCCGCGAAGCGGACTGAATCATCCGCCAGCGTCCAGACGGCTTCCAACGCTTCAAATTGCGGGCGCGACAGTCCCAGGCGACGCGCAAGGCGTCCGCGCTGCGGCGTTAGGTCGCCTGGCAACAGGTCCAGGACGATCCCTACGCGCACCACGACCACGGGGAAGCCCGTGGTAACCCAGACGATTTCAGCCGCGCCCAGAGCCTCCGCGACGGTGAACGGGCGCGCCCGCTGGTTCGCAGCGGGCGCGTCCTTCGATCCGTCGCCGTTAGAACAGGATTTCACCCGTCCCCGCGTCAATCTCGGCAACCGACAGAATTAGCCCCGCCTTCCCCTCGCGGGGCTGGACGTTGGCGGAAACCGTCTTCGCCAGTAGGTCGGACACGTCTCCCACGGCGCGGTCCACCAGGTATTCGCGGTATCCGCCGTCCGTGTTCAGCCCGACGAACTGCCAAACCTGTCCGTTCGCGTCGCGGTCCCAGACGCTTTCCAGTTTGCCGACCACGGTGATTCGCTCGGGCTTCGGCTCGGGCTTCGGCGTCGGCTGCTCCGCCTGCACCGCAACGGCGACCGTCTGGAACTGCGCGGGCGGGTTCTCGCGCACCGCCTTAACGCGTTCGTTCAGCGCGGACACGTTGGCGACCGCTGGGGCTGCGCGTCGGATTCCGTGGACCGTCTCGGCGGTTTTGTCGTTCCGCTGGTCCATCGCGTCTTCCTCTTCACGCGGCAACAGCAGCAAGTCGCGCAGCCAGTACGAAAGCGAAGTGGTAAGCGCGGACGCCAACGCCTTATCCGCGGGCTTTCCTTTCTCCACGACAATCGCCCAGGGGACGGTATCGGTGGTGGATTCGCCCGTGAGCGCGTAGGCAATTTCGAACTTCGACACGACGAACAGCCCGTCGGGACTGAGTTCCCACGAACGGCGACGCACCGTTAGCCCGCCGTCCGACAGCGCGGAGCGGCAAGCGGAAATCATCGCCTCGGCGGAAACGTAGCGGTACTTATGGAAGTCGTTCCGCGAGTCCTTCCCGACCGATCCGATGGCGCGTTGCGCCTCCAGCAGCGCGGCGAACAGCGACCGCGGCGGCTCTGGCGTGGACGGCTGCGCGGCGACCGCCGCGGCTTCGGCTTTCTTCGTCATTGCGTGTTCCCTCCGTGGATCGACCAATCGGGCATCGCGATTTCCTGGACGGCGTCGCCGTAGCCATCCCAGCGGTCGGCGTCGGCGCACTCCGCGAACAGCGCGCAAGCGCGTTGGACCACGGGCAACATGGCATCCAGGTCCGCTTCACGCATTCGGTAGAGCGCGACCGCGTACGGCGCGGACTTCTCCGCGGCGACCAGCACCACGTCGGAGACGTGGACGGCGTTCTGGCGCAGGATTTCGCGATAGAACGCGAACTGGAGATGGTACGCGTAGTCCGCGCAAGCCCGCGCGAACGCGCGCGGCGCGGCGGATATGCAAGTCTTCACGTCCAGCAACACGCCGTTACCCACGGCGTCCACGCGGCACTTGCACGGATAGCCAGCGATTTCGCCCAGGTAGACAGCCTCGCGCGTCTCCGCCATGTTCAGCAGCGCGACGGCGGTCTGGTTCGCCAGGACGCCGCGCCGAACGGCTTCGACGCCGTTGGCTTCGTCCTGGTCGATCATCGCGACGCCAGCCCCGCCGTAGCGCGCTTCGAACGCGGCGGCGTCTTCCTTCCCTTGCTTCGTCCGACGGTCGAACTTCGGGGATACCACGAACTCCGCGGCGTAGTCCATCGGGCGCAGCAATGCGCAATGGACGGCGCGCCCGAATCGGAACGCGTCGGTATCCGTGGAATCCTCCATCCTCGCGCGAAGGTGCGCTGGCGTCGATTGCCAGAGAACCTTCACCCACGAAGCGCGCAGCCCAGGAAGCGCGGAGTATTCCGCCTCCGACATGAACAGCGGTCCGCGCGTCATCGGCGCACCTCCGCGCGGACGCGCTTCGCGGCGCGCGAGGCGCGCCAATCGCAGAACAGGCAAACCAGCATCGGGATGATGAACGCCAGCGGCGTAACATCGATGAACGGGGAACCGTCTTCCATGTATTGACTCCGTCGCGCGCATCGGCTGCGCGTAGCCCGCCTGGTGAGTCCAGGCATTCGGACGATACCGCTATCGTCCAACTCCGTCAAGGTACTTTGGACATTCCTCGCGGAATGCCGAATGCGGGACGCGCGCTTCCGCGCGCGCCCCGCCGAATCACGACGCCGCCCACGCGTCCGTCTCTCCGCGCTCCGCGACCACGCAGCGTTCGCCCGTCTCCGCCACGCGCAGCGCGACCGCGCCGACCCAGCGGGTTTCCGTCTCCGTCCCGCCTGGGACGTTCATGCGCCGCAGGAAGTCAAGCGCGGCGCGCTTCGACGCGAAGCCGTGCTGCGAGTGTTCGCGCCCGTCGGCGGCGACCGTCGCGACCTCCCAGGTAGTCCGCGCGCGCGCGCGCGCCGCGGGTCGCTGCTCGCGCACCTGGTCCAGCAGCGACCGCTCCAGCGCGGCGAAGTCAACCAATTCGGTCCGCCAGCAGCAAACGACCTCCACCACGCGACCGCGCCGCAGCGCGCTTTCCTCCGCGCGGACCAGCCCCGCGCGATTGTCCGCCACGCGGTCGCCCTGGAACGCCAGCCAATGTTCCGACGTGGAGACGATCCACGCACGGCGGTCCGCGCGCATTCGGTACGTCCACGCCGCGAACGTCTCGCGATCCTCGGAGCGGAACCAGGAAACCACGCTGCGCCAGCCCAGGACGCGCAGCACCTTGCAAACCTCGCGCGTGTACGTCCCACGGACGCCGCGGAGGCGTCGGACGCAATCGACGCCGTAGCGGTCCTGCGCGACCAGCAACGCCGCCAGGTCGCTGGAACAGCCCGTGACGGCGGAAACCGCCGCGGGTCCGCACCATTGGTTCCGCCCGTGCGGCGCAGAAAGCAAGCGATTCTGCGCGGCTGGCGGGACTTGGGAGAGGATGAACGACATTCGGAAAACTCCGCGCGCGTCGCCCGCGCCTGGCTGTCGCCGTAGTGGCGACATGGGGAAGATAGCAGACGCCGCGCCGCGTGTCAAGCGGACATGGACGAATGAATCCGAAGAAATCTTGGGATTCTGTCCATTGGTGGTTGACACGCGCCGAAGTCCCGCTATCTTCTCCGTGTCGGGAGTCCCCGACAGCCAGCCGCGGGCGACGCGGATCGAATGGAGCAACGAATGAACAGCGCGCCCGCCACCTTCGAAATCGGAACCCGCGTCCGCTTCGTGAATCCCTGGGGCGGCGCGTCGTTCGAAGGAACGATTTCCGCCGTGGTCGGCGTGGAGATGTACGAACTGTCGGACCGATCCGACGGCGTCACCTGGTTTAAGGGGCATGGCTACTGGGGCGGCTATATGGTCGCACTCGGATCGGAGGCGAAGTAATGAACGCCACGAAGCCGACCGCCGCGCGCTCCGTTGTCCGCTCGGACACGCATTGGATGACAACGTGGCTAGCACCTTGCTCCATCATGGGCGACGGCTGGTATCGCGTTTGGTTCAGCATTTCGACGCCGCGCACCTCTGGCGCGTATTCGTGGGCGACGATCAAAGGAACGGATTCCAGCGCGGTTATTCGCGACCACCTGGAATCGCTCCGACAAATCGGAGTATTTCCACGGGAATCGTCCAACACGCCTTGACACGCTCCAGAGTGTCGCTATCTTCTCCGTGTCGGGAGTCCCCGACAGCCAGCCGCGGGCGACGCGGACCGAACGGAGTGCCAGCCATGATCGCGAAGAACTTCACGCAGTCCCAGATTACGAACCGCCTGGAGGAAGAAATCAATTGGCGCGTCCATATCCTGGACTGCAATGCGAAGGAATGGTCGCTGGAGGAACTGCGCGCGTTCGCCGTGGAATCGCTCGGCGTCGCGACCGCGTACGCCTTCGCTACTGGGGACAACGACCGTTGCATGGAGTTCAAGCGCGAGATTCGCGAGATGCTTGCGCGCTGCGAGTCCCGCAAGGGCTGCAAGTGCCGCCCGCTTCCGCGCACCGTCTATCAATGCCCGCCGACGGAGTGACGCCCGCAGCCGCCGACCGACTCCGCCCGCCACGCGCGGGCGGATTTCTTTTTCGCGGAATCCTCCGATTTCGTCCAACAGCACTTGACGCCCGCCGAAGACGGAGTATCTTTCCCGTGTCGCCAGTCTGGCGACGGGCAAGCGCAGCCGATGCGCACGAATGGAGTTAGCCATGTCCGCGAACGCCTCCCCCGTCTTCGAAGTTACCGCCGCCTTCAACCACGCCGCTTCGCTGCTGGCGACGCTGGATTCGTCCGTCCTGGGCGTCGGGCTGCTGGTGGACCTCTCGGGCAACGTGCGCCACGTCATGTTCGGGCGCGACGGTCGCAACATGATTTCGCCCGCCCATACGGTGGTCCGCAATGCGGACGGTTCCTACGAATACGTCGGAGAGTGAACCACCAGGCGCGCCAGTCCCCCAGGGCTGGCGCGCCTGTCTTTTTGTCGAAACGCGCGGATTCTGTCCATGCGTGGTTGACACGCGCCGAAGTCCCGCTATCTTTCCCGTGTCGGGAGTCCCCGACAGGCAAGCGCAGCCGATGCGCACCAAACGGAGTCCAGCCATGTCCGCGACCACCATTGCAGTTACCGAAGTCGAACTGAACGCGATTACCCCAGCCCTCCGCGTCGTTCGCAACATCCACTCCGATTCGCAGTTCGTCCCGACGCCCGCCGATATGATCGTGCGCGAACTCGGGCGCGCGGCTTTCGCGCTTGCCTGGACCCGTCACAACGACTGGCACACTCGCTGGGAAGCCGCCACGACCGACGCGGACCGCGCCGCCGTGATTGCGGAGTGCGAAGCCGCCGAACGCGGCATGAAGCGCGTCCGCCTGAACGAAGGGTGGACCCTTTGAACCAGTCCCAGCCGAAGCGCGCCGACCCGCTGCAACTGGTCGCGTCCGCCGCTTGCACCTGTTGCCGCGGGCTGGGCGAATACTCGGAACGCCACGACGGCGGCGCGCCCGAACCCTTCGTCTGCGACTGCGCGCTGGACTCCGTCGCGGACACGCCAGAGAACCGCGCGCGCATCCACCGCGGGGATTTCGAAATCATCCCATCCGCGTGTTGGCGCGGCTGCGCGGGATGATAGACTCACAGCATCTTTTTCCCCATGCGACCCGCCGCGCTCCGTTGCGCGGCGGTTCGTTTCATGGCGAATCGCGGCGCGGTATTCAGCCGATACCCGTACCGCTGTTCCCCTGGTTCGGCGGCGGCGCGGTAGCATCCCCGCGCCGCCGCCTTCCTGGGACTAGACGCGCCCGCCAGCCGCGCCGATACTGGATGCATGGCGACGAACTCCAGGAACAAAGGCGCGTCGGGCGAACGCGAAGCCGCCGCGGCATTCGAAGCCGCGACGGGCATTCCGTGCTACCGATCCGCCCAGCGCATCGGGAAGCATGGCGACGCCGACTTGCAATGCGGCGCGGCTATCCACCTGGAGTCCAAGCGTTACGCCAGGATTGCCGCGCTTGACTTCCTCCGCCAAGCGGAACGCGAGGCGCAGACGGGGCGCGTTCCCGTCGCCATCATGCGCGAGGACGGAGACACGGAATGGGCGGTAGTCGTTCGCGTTCGGGACGTGGTGGCGTTCGCAAACGCAATCGCAGACGCGCGGCGGAATCCCCTGCTATGAACAATCCTGGAACCGTCTCCATCGGGTTTGACCGCGTGGTAAACGTCTCCCAACTGGTCGCGCTTATCGCGGGACTCTGGTGGATCGGCGTGGAGGCTGGCAAGCGCGACGAACGGCTGGGGACTACGATGGAGTCCGTAACGGAACTCCGTCAAATCGTGACCGACCTAACCAAAGCCCAGATAGCGGGGGCGACCCAGCAATCGGGCATGGCGCGGGAATTGGATTCCCTCCGCGCCAGGATCGACCGCATGGAGTCCAAAGGAAATACCCCATGAACCAATCCTGGAAGACTAGCGCCGCGGGCATCGCGGCAATCGTCGCAGCCGCCGCTACCGCCGTGGTCGCTCTGTTCGATGCCGACGCAGCCACCGTCCCCGACTGGGGCGCGGTCGCAGCCGCGTTTATGGCTGGACTCGGGCTTATCTTCGCCAGGGATAACAACGTGACCAGCGAAGCCGCGGGCGCGAAGTAATGTTCGCCGCGCTGCGCGCCATCGTCGCGGGCATCGCGGAATCGGTCCTGGAGTTCCTACGCAATGCCGCGACGAAATCGCCCGTCGATACCGCGCCGTCCGACCGTCGCTTTCTGCGCCGCGTTGGCGGTCGGATTCGTGGGTGGATGCGCCCGAACCGTCCTGGTTAACGACGATTCCCCGATCCGTCTCGGACCTGGAGTGCGCGCGCGCGTCTACCTGTTCAACGGGACAGGCTGGGAACTCTCCCAGAATCCCGTCCAGATTCCAGAGGGCTGGTATCTGGTCCCGCCGCGCTTCGTGGACGGTCCAGAGGATGCCCCAGCCCCAGCCCCAGCCCCGATTCGGGTTCCCGAAGCATGATTAGCCCACGCTATGTCCCGTTCCTGGACGCCAACACGCTTCCGCTCGGCGCGTCGCTTGCCATTGGTTCCGACGGGAACGTGGTCGGGGCGACCGTGACCGCGTTCACGGCGTCCAGCACGTTCACCAAATCCACGTCGGCTACGTCGGTCCTGGTTTACGCCGTGGGCGGCGGCGGCGGCGGCGGTGGCGGCTTCCGACAGGGGACCGCAGGAAGTTCCTCGGCTGGGGGCGGCGGCGGCGCGGGCGGGCTGGGCGCGGTATTCCTGTTCCCGTCTTCCGTCCTGGCTACGTCCGTAACCGTCACCATTGGCGCGGGCGGGACGGCTGGCACGTCTGGCTCGCCAGGGCTGGCGGGCGGACAGGGCGGAACGACCGTCTTCGGTCCCATTTCGGTATCTGGAGGGCTGGGCGGCTCGGCTGGCGCAGCGACGGGAACGCCGAAGGGCGGGACGGCTGGGACAATCCTGGGCGTCGCGTACGGAGCGGGCGGCGACGCCTCCACCAACGCCGTGGGCGGCGCGGGCTTCGTGGGCTACTACACGGGCGCGGGAGGCGGCGCGGGCGGCGGACAGGCTTCCGCCATCACGGAGTACGCGGGCGGCGCAGGCGGCAACGTAGGTCCACTCACGGCGACTACAGGCGGTGGCGGCGCGGGCGGGGCTGCAAAGACTGCGGGGACCGCTGGCGCGCTGGTTACGGACGCCTGGCAGGGCATCGGGACAGGCGGAGGCGGTGGCGGTGGATCGGTCGCCACGTCCGCGGCTGGGACGGGCGGAAACGGCGGTCGCGGCTCGGGCGGCGGCGGCGGCGGTGGTTCCTACTCCGTCGCGTCCCGCCCAGGCGGTACGGGCGGGGCGGGTTATGTCCTGGTGGTGGAGCAATGAACCGTTGGGCAATCGTCCAGGGCGGCAAGGTGGTGAATATCGTCGTTTGGGACGGCGTCGCGCCGTGGACGCCGCCAGACGGAACCGCGGCGGTATCCGTTTCGGACGATGAATGGGTGGATATCGGGGCGGTATACGATCCGATTGCAATTCCGCGGTTTAATTGAATGGCGAAGGAACGGAAGACACGACCGAAGACAGCGCGCGCGCGCGCATCCGCCAAGCCCGCCGACGGGGGTTTGGGGGATGCTGCGCCGCCAGAGTCGTTCGACCCTGCGACCCAGTCCCCGCGCCATGTCCGCGCGGGGCTGCTGTTGATTGAACGCGCCATCCGCGGAGGCTGGAACATCCCGCCCCATGTAATGCGCACTCTCCCCGCCATCGTTACCAGCGTGGCGGAGTCCAGCGATTCGGAGCGCGAACGGCTGCGCGCCGTGGAAGTCCTGCTGGCAATGGACCGCGCCAACACCGACGCGCTCCAGGCTGCGGACCGCTGCGAACGCCTGGACGGCGGCGCGGCTACCGACCGCGTTGAACTGCTACCGATTTCGCTGCGTCCTGGCGGGGCTGGCGGCGCGTGATAGTCGCGCCTCCGACGTTGCCCCAAATGTACCCGCGCCAGTACGCCGCGATTTGCGACGAAGCGCGCATCGTGATCGTGGAAGCCTCCACCAAATCGGGGAAGACGGCGGGCTGTATGCTATGGCTACTGGCGCAAGCCTGGAACAGCCGCGGCGGCGGCGCGTTCTGGTGGATCGCTCCGACGTTCCATGTAACGAAGACGGTAGGTTTCCAGCGGCTTTGCTCCATGCTCCAGCAAGCCGACGCAGGGAAGCGCACCTGGAAGGCGAACGATTCCGAACTGTGCGTCACGCTGGCGAACGGGGCGCGCGTCTGGTTCAAGTCCGCCGACAATCCCGACTCGCTCTACGGTGAAGACGTTTCCGCCGCGGTCGTGGACGAAGCGACGCGTTGCAGCGAAGACGCGTGGAACGCCGTGCGCTCCACACTTACCGCGACGCGCGGACCCGTGCGCATCATCGGCAACGTAAAGGGTCGGAAGAACTGGGTATACCGCCTGGCGCGGAAAGCGGAATCGGGCGCGCCGAACATGGCGTACCACAAACTTACCGCCTGGGACGCCGTCGAAGGCGGCATCCTCCACCGCGACGAAGTGGAGGAAGCGCGCGCAATCCTCCCAGACAACGTCTTCCGCGAACTCTACCTGGCGGAACCTACCGACGATGGCGCGAACCCGTTCGGGCTTGCAGCCATCCGCGCTTGCGTGGGCGAACTCTCCACCGCGTCCGTGGTCGCGTACGGCGTGGACCTGGCGAAGTCCCAGGATTGGACCGTCGTTTGCGGGCTGGACGCGGACGGCAACGTGGCGCACCTGGAGCGATTCCAAGCCGATTGGGGCGCAACGCGCGAGCGCGTGGCGCGCATGATCGGGAACCGCCGCGCGTTCGTGGATTCCACGGGCGTGGGCGATCCAATCGTGGAGGACTTGACGCGCGTATGTCGTGGCGCGGAGGGCTGGAAGTTCAGCCAGCAGAGCAAGCAACAGTTAATGGAGGGACTCGCGAGCGCGATCCAATCGCGCGAAGTACGGTTCCCCGACGGCTGGCTGCGGCATGAACTGGAGGCGTTCGGATTCCGATATACCAACGGGCGCGTTTCCTACGCCGCGGAAAGTGGACACGATGATGGAGTGTGCGCGCTTGCGCTGGCAATCGCCGCGAAGCGACGGCACAAACCGCTAATCTGGAAGGTGATATGAAACGATTCCTGGACCTGTTCCGCTTCAACCGACCCGACGCGAAGCCCAGCGAGGCGAAGGCGACCGACGCGAACGCCTGGACGCGGGCTTCCATGCGCGTGATCGACGGCGGTACGGGCGTCGCTCCGCAGCCGTTCAGTTACGAAACCGCCGTGCGGGCGTACGCGTCGTGGATTTACGCCGCGGCGTCTATCAACGCCACCGCCGTGGCGTCCACTCCGCTTCGGCTCTACGTCCGATCCAGCCCGACCACGCGCAAACTCTGGAACACGCGGAAGGCGTCGCGCAAGTCCGCCGCCTGGCTGCGCGGTGACGCCGCGCGCAATCCGTCTACCTACGTTCTGCGGAAGGCTGCGCAACTCGGTAACGACTTTGAGGAAGTGACCGACGATCATCCGCTATTGCGGCTGCTGGCGGTTTCGAACCCATACCACAACGGACACGACCTCACGGTACTTCGCGTGGTTTGGCAGGAACTCACGGGGAACAGTTACTTGCACGTCGTTACGGGCAACATGGGCGTTCCCTCCGAACTCTGGGCAATGCCGCCGCAATGGGTGGAGATCATCCGCGATACGGAACGCTTCATCGCGGGCTACCGCTACGGCGCATCCAGCGAATCGCGTATCACGCTCACGCCCGACGAAGTAATCCACTTCCGCCGACCGAACCCGCGCGACCTCTGGTACGGAATGGGCAAACTAGAAGCGGCGTGGGGGGCAGCGCAAGCAAACATCGCGTTGCATTCGATGGACCTGGCGACGTTCGCGAACCACGCGCGTCCCGATTGGCTGCTAACCGTGAAGGGCGACGCCAGCGCGGACGAACTGGACAGGATCGAAACTTCCATCGCGAACAAACTGCGCGGACCGCGGAACAATGGGAATTTCCTGGTTACCACCGCGGAAATCGACCTTAAGGCGTTGCAGTTTCCGCCAAAGGACTTGACGGGGCGCACGGAAATCGTGGAGGAAATCGCCGCGGTATTCGGCGTCCCCGTCTCCATGCTCCGCGCGAACGACCCGAACTTGGCGTCGGCTACCGTCGGCTACGCGTCCTGGCGGGAAATGACGGTGCTACCGCTTTGCAGGATGGACGAAGAAACGCTGAACCAGCGGCTATTGCCGATGTTCGGGCTAGAGGGCGACGCCGTGCTGGCGTACGATGATCCAGTCCCCGCGAACCGCCAGCAGGACTTGCAGGAAACGCAAGTGGCGGTCGCTGGCGGCTGGCTAACGCCCAACGAAGCGCGCGAGCGGAACGGACTGGACCCGAACCCCGACCCGATGGCGGATCGGCTGTTGGTGAACGGAACGCCGCTCGGCGGTCCGACCGCTCCGCCGATGACGCTGTCCGCGCCCGCTGCGCCGTCCGTCGCGGACGCTCCAGCCGCGCCCGCTGCGCCCGCCGCGCCGTCGCAGAACGCCGCGCATACCTGGTTCGTGGATGATCCTGCGAACCAGAAAGCCGCGGACGATTGCGTATCCGCCAAGATTGCGCAACTAATCCGCGAGGGCTACCCGTCCGACCAGGCGGCGGCAATCGCGTACGAATACTGCGGAGAAACGAAGGCGTTGGAGGATATCGACACGGTCCCGCCCGCCCAGGTGGCGGCGAACGCCGAACGCGCGCTGGCGGTCCGCGAGACGAAGCCGCCGTCCCAACGCGGAATGACGCCCGTTGGAATCGCGCGCGCGCGCGACCTGGCGAACCGCGTTGCGCTCTCGGAAGACACGGTCCGCCGAATGGTCGCCTATTTCGAACGCCACCAGTCCGACAAACAGGGCGAGACGTGGGACGAACAGGGCAAGGGCTGGCAAGCCTGGCAGGGCTGGGGCGGCGACGAAGGCTGGGCGTGGGCAAAGCGGAAGGTAGGCGAGTTCGACCGCGCCCGCGGGACGAAGGCTGCGGGCTGCAACTGCAAGCGACACGCGAAGAACACCAGCGCGCGCGAACTCTGGCTGGATACCCATGATGAATTCGCAGGGCATCCGATGCTCACGCTGAAGGCGTCCCCCACGGGCGAACTGGTGGACGATGAAGCGTTGCGCAAACTCGCGGACGAAGTGGACGGCGTGTTCTCCGCCCAGGTGGAAGCCGTCGTGGCTGCGATCCGCAAGGAAGGCGCGCCGACGGCGGCGACTATCGACCGCGTGTTGGAAGTGATTTCGCAGCGCGAATGGTCGGTATCGCTGCGCCAGGCGTTCGGACCGTACCTGGAGGAATCGCTACGCCACGGCGCGGAACTCGGCATGGCGACGCTGTCCAAACTCACGGGCGACGTATCGGTGGCGCGGCTCGGCTGGACTAGTGCCGAACTGGATGAATACGTCTCCAGGACTTCGACCGTTCTTTCCACGCGAGCGACCACGGGGCTAAACACCACCAGGACCGAAGCCGTTGCGGACTTGCTGGGGCGCGGACTCCAGGACGGCGACACGGTGGACGAACTCGCGCAGCGCGTCCAGGACTGGGCGCGCCCGCAGGGCGACGAACGCGCGCAGACGTGGCGCGCCGTGCGCGTTGCCCGCACGGAAGCCGCATACGCCGCGTCCACCGCGGAGCAAGATGCTTGGCGGTCCACGGGGCTGGTAAAGGGAAAGACGTGGTTACTTGCGCCCGACCCATGCGAGTTCTGCGAAGCCGCTGCGAAGGCGTTCGGACAGCGGTCCGTCGCGCTGGACGATCCGTTCTATCCGAAGGGGAGCGTAATCGTCGGCGCGGACGGCGGGACGTATAAGGCGGACTACGAACGAATCGACGGACCGCCGTTGCATCCGAATTGTCGCTGCGCAACGCAGCCCGTTCTAAACCCCGAATACGAAGACATTGCCCGCGAGGCGGAACGCCGAATCGCCGCGCTCTGAGGAAACCACCCATGATCCGAAAGAAACTGGAAGCGACGTTCGCCCCGACCGCGAAGGGATTCGCGGCGACTATCACGACCGCCACGCTTGACCGCGACGGCGAAGTGGTAATCCCCCAGGGCATGAACGCCTCGGACTACATGAAGAACCCGATTCTACTCTGGAACCACGATTCGAACCTACCCGTTGGGCGGTGCGTCTCGCTCACGCGCGAGGACGGCGGCATCGTGGGCGAGTTCCAATTTGCCCAGCGTCCCGACGGGTTCGTGGGTCCGTACTTCCCAGAGTTCGCGGCGTCGCTGGTCGCCCAGGGCATCGTCAAGGGCGTTAGCATCGGCTACGCCACCGAACAGGGCGGCGTCCGCCGCGCGACCGCGGAGGACCGCAAGCGGCACGGGGACGGCGTCCATACCGTGTTCAATAAATGGAAACTCTGGGAAGTCTCGCTAGCCCCAGTCCAGAGCAATCCCGACGCGCTGGTATCCGCGATCCGAAAGGGCGCGGTATGCGCGTCCGACGCCGCGCGCTGGCTGGGCTGGGTTCCGCCGACCGTGCGGCATCGCGTGGAAATCAGGATCCCAGCCGCAAAGGGCGCAAGTGGACATAGGATTGCGCCGATTGATTATTCGTCCATCGTGCGGCGCGAACTCGCGCGCGCCCGTGGCGCGATTCGTTGAAGTGGCGGCGCATAGGTCGGCGGCGAGTGCCTGGAGACTGCGCCTGGAGCGACAGCGGAACGCGGAAGGAAACACCCAATGAAGACCATTTCACTTGACGCGCTGAAGGCGGCTATTCAGAACGCCGCCGCGCAGCATGGCGAGCGCGGCGCGCTCCATGCGAAGGCTGTGATGATGAACGATTGTCTGGTGGTGGACGGCGACGGCAACCCGATTGCGCCCGACGCAATCGACGTTGTTCTCCAGCCCGCCGCCGCTGGCGCACCGATGGAGGACGCGGCGGATACCGCGCCCGCTACCGACGCCGTCGCGAAGGCTGTCCGCTCGGAGATTCGCGCCGCCATCGCGGACAACGGCATTGCCGTCCGCAAGGGCATTTCGATTCCGACCCAGGACAACGACCTTCCGCGTTCGTACGGTGGTCGCGTGAAGTCCTTCAAGGACGAACGCACCGCCTACCGCTTCGGTCGCTTCCTGTTCGCCGCCGCTGGACATTCGAAGTCCGCGGAGTGGTGCAACCGAAACGGTCTGAACATGAAGGCGCATTCGGAGGGCGTCAACAGCCAGGGCGGCTTCCTGGTTCCTGACGAGTTTGAAGCGACCCTGATTAACCTTCGCGAAGTCTACGGCGTCGCCCGCCGCAACTGCAAGGTTTACCCCATGTCGCGCGACACGCTGAACATTCCGCGCCGTACCGCTGGACTCACGGCGTACTGGACGGGCGAGACTGCGGCGACCACCGAATCGACCCTGACGCTGTCGAACGTCTCGCTGGTCGCGAAGAAACTTTCGTGCCTCACAACCACCAGCAACGAACTCGCAGAGGACAGCATCATCCCCATCGCGGATATGGTGGCGGATGAAATCGCCTGGGAGTTCGCGCGCAAGGAAGACGATGCGCTCTTCAACGGCGACGGTACTACCACTTATGGCGGCATCGTCGGACTGAAGAACGCGCTTGGCGCGGCGTCCATCATCGATAGCGCGGCGGGTACTGGCGACATTACCACCGCGATTTCGGCTGCGGTGGCGTCGAAGTGGTTCGCGGCTCTCCCCGCGTTCGCGCTTACCCCGAACGCCAAGATTTACTGCCATAAGGCGGTCTACCACGCCGTGTTTGAGCGCATCGCGCAGACTGTTGGCGGCGCGACCGCCGCGGAGACGTATAACGGAACCCGCGAGTACCGTTTCTACGGCTACCCCGTGGAGTTCGTCCAGGGAATGTCCAGCGCGGTTACCTCTGGTACGGACGGCGTCCACATTGCGTACGTTGGCGATATGTCGCTTGGCGCGGCATTCGGTGACCGCCGCCAGGTGACGCTCCGCACTTCGGATAGCGCGCTGAACGCGTTCGAACAGGACGAACTCGCCATCCGCGGCACGGAGCGCGTGGATATCGTTGTCCACGGCACGGGCGACGCTTCCACCGCTGGTCCGATCATCGCGCTTACCCGCTAAACGAAAGGACCAACACCCATGAACTACCCCGCAAACGCCAAGTCCTCGCTTATCCTGAACGCCGCCGCCGCGGCGACCAACGCGGATACCACCGCTTCGGTCGATACCCTCGGCTACCGCGCTTGCCGCCTGGCTGTCTTCATGTCGATTTCGAACGCTCCGACCACCCTGAAGGTGGAAGGTTCTGACGATGCGACCACCTACAGTACGCTTAACCTCACGGGCGGTACGGACTTCACCATCGCGACGAACAACAGCAGCGCGACCACCGCGCCGCACTATGTGTTCGACCTCACGGGCGCGAAGATGAAGCGGTATCTGAAGGTTACGGTGCGCCCCGCGGGCGCGACCGCCAATATCGCTTGCTCCGCCACCCTGGCAATGCCCACGGTCGGACTCGCGAATACCGCGGCTGGCATCGGAGCGAACGGCGGCTACGTCTCCGTTCCTTCGTCCACCTAAGCCGCTACAATCGGTGCAACCGCAGCCCGACCGTTTGCGCGGTCGGGCTGTCTTTATGATCCAGGAACAGCAGACAGGACAGCCGCTTCGGCTGGATATCGGCTGCGGTCCGAAGGGACCAGCAGAGGGCTACACGGGCTGGGATATCGCGCAAGGGAGGCGCGCGGAAAGCCTGGACGGCATCGTGGACGGATCGGTGGATGCCATCCGCGCGTCGCACGTCCTGGAGCATATCCCATACGCGCAGACGGTGGACGTTCTGCGCGAGTGGGCGCGCGCGCTGCGCATCGGCGGCGTCTGCGAAATCGCCGTCCCCGACTTCGACCGAATCGTGGCTATGTACCAGAACGGCGGCGGCGGGCTGGTGGAACGCTATCTGCTGGGCGGGCATATCGACGCGAACGACCGCCACTTCGCCATCTTCAACCGACAGAAACTAACGGAGTGCGCAGCCGCGGCGGGCTTCGACCTGGAAGGCGAGTGGAACGGAGAACCTGGGACGTGCGCCGCGCTTCCTGTGTCGCTAAATCTCCGCTTCGTGAAGCGCGGACGCCAGCGGTTCCCGATTGAACCGCTCCCAGGCGTGGTCGCCGTGATGACGCTTCCCCGCCTGTTGTGGACGGAGAACATTCATTGCGTGTCCACCGCGCTGGGCGCGCTGGGTATGCCGATCATCCGTTCAACGGGCGTATTCTGGGGCGCGTGTCTGCAACGGATCATGTCCGACGTAGCCGCGATTCCGAACGCGAAATACGTCCTGGCAATCGATTACGATTCCATCTTTGACGCGCACGATATCGTTGCGCTCCATCGGATCATCGAAGACACGAAGATGGACGCCGTCTGCGCGCTGCAAATGGGGCGCGACCGCTCCGCCATCATCTCCGCTTTGGACGATGGCGACGGAAAGCCGCTGCGCGAACTTCCCGTGGAGAGACTTCAGGAACTAACGCTACCCGTTCTGTTTGGGCATTTCGGGCTAACGCTTATCCGCGTCGAATCGCTGCGCGCGCTTGCCAAGCCCTGGTTCCTGGGCGACCCTGGCGAAGACGGCGAGTGGAGGGATAAGCGCGTGGACGAAGACGTTTATTTCTGGCGCAAGGCGCGCGCGGCTGGCTGGCGCATCGGCGTGACGCCGCACGTTCGGATCGGGCATCTCCAAATGGTCGCGACCTGGGTCGGCACGGAGTTCGAACCCGTGTACCAGTTCATGCCCGACTTCCATAAGAACGGGCGTCCCGCGTGGTAGGCAAGGCGGTAATCCTGCTCAAGCCCTGGAGCGTGTATCGGGCGGGCGCACGGATCGAAGTCCAATGGCACGTCTTCGAATGGCTACACTCGCGCGGCTATTGCCGCTGCGCTGGCGACGATGATCCCGTGCCAGCAGCAGCCCCAGGAATGCCCCAGGAAGCCGCCGCGCCTCCGACGGACCCTGCGCCACTCCAGGAACCTCCGACGTCTCCAGCAGCCACGCAGACGCCGCAGGAAGCCGCCGCGCCTCCAGAACCACCGAAGCCCCGCCGCGGGCGTCCACCGCGGACAGGACTGGGCGGGGGAAATGTCCGATGAACGGGGTACGCTATGGCTGTTGACCAATACGCAATAACGACCTTAGCCGCGCTGAAAGCGCATCTGGGTATCACGACCTCCACGGACGATGCGCTGTTGGAAGCCGCTATCGACCGCGCTACCTACGCCATCGAAGCCTACTTGGACCGTAAGGTGGTGCAACGTCGGATTAAGGAATGGACCAGCGCAAACGGCGCGCGCGCCGTGGTGCTGAAGAACCCGCCCGTTGGTCATGTCCACTTCATCGGGTCGGGTTCGCGGCTCGCGCTTACGGTTTCGTCCACCGATGCGTCGGACCTGTCGGCAACGGTGACCGTCTCCGATATCCGCGTGACGCTTACCCGCGTCGCGTCCAACGGAAACGAAACCGTTAGCCAGGTGAACTACGCCGCCCACAACACCGCCGCGGAAATCGTGGCGACTATCAACAGCAACGCCACGGGCTTCCTGGCGTCGCTCGGGACCAACTGCGTAGCGGAGCGACTGAACCGAATCGTCGGGCGCGACCTCAAATACGCGCCGTGCCTGTTGACCTTCCCCGACCAGGCGCAGTTCGACGTAACGGGCGACCTGGAACGCGGCATCCTGTACATCGGGGTAAACGGATACCCGACGGAGTTCGGCGGGAACTTCCCCGTTGGTCCCGTGTCCGTGTTCGTGGACTACGATGGCGGCTTCGAAACCGTTCCGCCCGATATCGTGCTGGCGTGTCTGCAAATGGCGTCGGCTTCGTACACGTCGCGCGGTCGCGATACCTCGCTGGCGTCGGAGTCGTTCGGGGACTATTCCTATTCCATCCGAAGCGGCGCGGAAATGGACTCGGAAACGCGCAAATTGCTCGCGCCGTGGAAGCGGTATCGGTAGCCCATGTCGGTCCTCTCGCTGCTGCTGCGCCACGGGACCGCGGTAAGCGTTGCGCGCCCGACGCCCAGCGTTTCCGCCATCGGTTCCGTAACCCAGGCGTTCGCCGTTGCCGCTTCGTACCAGGGCTGGATACAGCCCCGCGGGGCTGCGGACGGGAACTTCGCTGGGCGCGACGATATGAACACGTCCGCCGTCTGCTACTTCGCGGGGACGCCCGACATTCGGACGGATGACGTGTTGACCGTGGATAACGGGACCACCTACTACCACGTTACGGGCGTCCGTGTCCCGATCACGCGCCCAGCCGCGGGCGCGAATTCGCATACGGTCGTGGACTGCGTCAAGCGCGCAGGGGAAACGGTGGTACTTCCGTCGTGAGTGGCTGGCGCGACAATCCAGAGTTCCGCGCCAAGATGCAAGCCGCCGTATCGGAAGGCTGCGTCGCGTTCATGTTGATTCTGTCGCGCGCCGTCCGCGCGCAACTGTCGAAACCTGGAAGCGGTCGCCTTTACCGTCGCGCCAACGCTCGGACGCGCGCCATGCGGCGCGCTCGGACCGTGGAACAGGTGGAGGCGGTCGAACGCCGCTTCCGCGCTCCGCGCAATCTCCGCGAATCGGGCTTCCACCGCGCCAGCCGCCCAGGCGAACCGCCCGCGGTCGATACTGGAACACTCCGTCGGTCCTGGCAAATCGGGCGCAGCAGCATCCCAGGCGGGACAGCCGTCCCCGCGGAACCGACTCCAGGCGGAGGCGACGGCGGAGGCGGACGCCGCCGCGGCAAGGTGGTAGCCGCGCGCGTGGTCCTGGTCCCGTCGGACGGTTCCCAGGTGGCATACCAGTACGGTTCGGCTCTGAAGTACGCTCGGATTGAATGGGGCATGGGGCGCGCGGCTGCGCGCCCGTACCTCCGCCCTACAATCGCAGCCGTCCGCGACCTGTTCGCGCCAACGATGGAACGCGCCATCGCCAAGCGGTTCCCGCCAGGCGGCGGGGCTGGCAAGGGCGTAACGGTGAAGGTTACTTAATGTCGCAAGCGATCCTAACCGCGCTCCGTACCAAACTTGCCACGTCCACGGGTTCGGGCGGGTTCTTCAACGTCCTTACGTCGCGCGTCTACCTGGAGTCCGCGCCTGGGGATACGGCGTTGCCGCTCTGCGTGTACTCCGCGTCGAATACCCGCTTCGAACGGGGCATGGACAACTCGCGGACCGAAGCCGTTTCGGTCGTGTTCACCGCGTACGATTCTCACGCGAACGGAACTACCACCCTGCTAACGGCAATGGAGGCATTGCGGACCCTGCTGGACGGCGTCGATATCGCGCCGTCCAACTTCGACCGCGCCCGTTGCATCCTGCGCGTCCGCGGCGTACCCGTGTTCGAAGACCAGATTTGGTCGATATCTGAGACATACGAAATAATCGGGCAACGTAAGGCGTAAGCCCGAACGGAGGATTTCAGCATGGCGATTACTTACACGGTCGGCAACGAAGGCAACGTCGTTCTTCCGTCTGGCGTCGGATTCAACGTGAAGACTTGGGCGGCGAACGTCGCGTACGTCTCCAGCGACCTCACGGGCTTCAGCCATACGGGCAAGGTTCGCCGCCTGGGCGTAATCGACATTACGGGAAGCCTGGGCGGAACTCCGTGGTACTCCAACGCCACCACGGGACAGAGTCCGTTCGGAGCAATCGCGAGCAATCTTCCCGCGGCGCAACTTGGCGGAACGCTGCTGCTGGCATTGGCTGGCGGAACCGCCGTTACGAACACGTCCGCAACGGGCGCGCTTATGGAGTTCGGCTGTGTGTTCTCCAGCGTCGCACTCAGCGCGGATAAGAACGGCGACAACACCGTAACCGTTAACTTCGAAATGAACGACAGCAACGGACCGACGATTGTCTGGTCCACGGGTTCCTAAATGGACCCACGCGCGAACGCCGCTGGACTCGCGCTTTCCATTGCCGCCCCGTCCGCCTCGGATTGGGTGGTGACGTTGTGGCGCGCTGGCGGAGAATCGAAGGTTCTCCGAATCTCGCCTGGGCGCGGTACGCGGGAAGATGCCCTGCGTACCGCGCTGCGTTCCATACCGTGGAAGCAATCCGATATCGTGGATGCAACCGTCCAGCGCGACGCCGACCGTAGGCGCGTGATTGCGGAGGACGTGGAAACAGAGTTCGCGCGGCTATCGCGCATGATCCAAAGGGGCGTGGCATGATCGGGGATGCAATCGTGTTTGTAGACGGACAGCCGCGGCGGTTCCGCCCGCTGTCCGTGCGTGAACTTGTCTCCATGCAATCGATCCTGGCGCAGCGCGCCGCCGAAGACGCCATCGCGGACGCTCGGCTGGCGGGGCTGGACACGCCCGCCATGCTGGACCGCGCGCGCGAGGCGCGCGAGGGCGCGCGGCTCACGTCGCAAATCGTGCGTTGGTGTTTCACGCTGGAAGGCGCGACGCAGATTGTCGGCTGTTCAACTGGGTCCGCTGGGTTCAGCGAGGCTACCCAGGGCTTCAGCCCCGACACGTTCACCGAACTAGCCCTGCAACTGATCGGGTTCGAATGGTCGGAGGAACTGGGAAAATGGGTACGCCGTTCGCAGGGCGCGAACGGCGGCGCGAATGGGTAGAGGAAGCGTACCTATTGGCAACGCAAGCGTTCATCCCCGACCCGCTCGCGCTGTCCGTCGCGGAGTTCAACGCGTATTCCGCGCTGGTCGCGCGCGGTAGCCCCCAGCGCACGTTGCCGACCGACCCGCGCGAGTACGTCGAACGCGCTATGCGAGGTGAGATTTGAGCGCATCCGCTGGCGAAGCATACGTCGATATCGTCGCGCGCCTGGATGCCCTGGAGCAAGGGCTATCGAAGGCGAAGGCGGTATCCGTCAAGTCTGGAGAGGAAGCGGGCAAGGGCTTCGGTATTAAGTGGGGAGAGAAGTTCACCGAACAGAGCAAGGGCATAATCGGGCAACTCGCGGGACCGATGATTGCGGCGCAACTCGCGAAGGCTGCGGCTGGCGTCCTGCGCTCGGATAAGTCCCTACCCGACGCGATTCTGGATGGACTGAAGACGATTCCCTTCGTCGGGGCTTTCGCAGACCTAGGGAGCGCAATCTACGAAGCGACCTTCGGGGCTGCGGATAAGGCTGCGGAGGAACTCGCGAAAAAGGAAGACGCCGCCAGGGCGAAACGCCTGGAGGCTGCGGCGGCTGCGGCGAAGGAAGAACAGGGACAGCAGAAAAACGCCGCGGGGATGACGTACGAACGGCGTTCGGTGGAGATTGCGAACGAACTGAACCGCGTCCGCGCGAAGGGCGACGCTGAGGCTATCGCGCGCGCGGAGTATGAAGCGAAGATTACCGAACAGGACTTGGCGACCCAACGCGCCATCGCGGAAGGCATCTCCGACCTTGAACTAAACGCGCTGCTGAAACTGAACCAGGAAAAGCGCAAGGGCTTCGCGGAGGAACGCGACGCGAAACTGGCGACCATTGCGGAGGAAGCCGCGAAGGCGGAGGAAGCGCGCGCGAAGGAAATCCAGGCGACCACCGATAAGGCGCAGAAAGAACAGGACGCGTTATACGAACGCGCCCGCGCTGCGGACGAACTCGCGGAGCGCGCGAGGATTGAACGCGACTACACGGTGGCGGCTGCGAAGGGCGGGGAGGAAGGCGCGCGGAAGGCTGCGGACGAACGCGACCGCGCGTTGCGCGCAATGGAAAAGGAAGCCGCGCTGCAAGCCGCGCAGTCCGACGCGGAGCGCGAGGCTATCGAAGAACGGTTCGCGCTTGAACAGGAAACCGCCGACCTTAAGGCGCGGTCCGTCAAGGCGACCGAACAGGCGTCGCGCTCGGCATCGTCTGCGTCCACCGCGCTGGGTTCGTTCACGTTCGACCCGTACCCAGCGGCGGAACAGAAACGAATCCAGCAGGAAATCGCGGACAACACGAAGCGCATGGCGGAGAACGCCAGTAGCGGAGGGTTTGCATAAATGGCGTCTTTCGTTTGCATCGAACAGAGCGCGTCGCGTTCGTACAATTACGATACGGGACGCGTTACGGCGTCGCGCGTGTTCAAACTCTACGATGGCGCGGGACGCGGAGACGCCTTCCCCGCGTCGATTGACGAACCCGCCGACGTGCGCGGGCTGTTCGGGACCGCGACCACGCCCGATTCGTTGCCGACGAAAGGCGACCTGTTCCCAGGCGAAACGACTATCTACGCGCGTTCGTACGCCATTGCGCGCGAACCGAATACCGACATTTGGACCGTAACGTGGACGTATTCGAATAACCAGGTAACCACGGGCGCGCAGCCTGGCGAAGTGGGCTACGTCGAATGGACTATCGACGTTGCATCGGGCTTTACCGACACTTGGATAGAGAACCCGACATACCCTGCGAACGGTTCGATTAGCGCGGCGGCGGCGACCTCGCTGATTTCCTCGGGTACGCAAATCGATATCGAAGGCGCGCCAGTCTCGCGACTGAAGTACACGTCGGAAATTACGATTTCGGAGACGATCAGCAACTATTCGGGCGTCCCCACAATCGTGGCAAATATGCGCGCCTTCCGCGGGAAGCGCAATAGCGGCGACTGGGAGGGCTTCCCCGCTGGGAAGGTTCTCTACACGGGCGGAAGCATTCGCCGCACGGGGCTTTCGACGTTCGTCGCCATGCATCGAATGGTGGAGGACTCGGAATACCACCTGATCCAGTACCCAGCGCGCGACAGCACGGGCAAGATTCCTACGAAGGTGGTGAACGGCGCGAACCGCGCGCGCGAAATCTACTGGCGACAGCCGTTCCCCGATACGGGCGACTTCACCACGATTAGCGGAGCCTGGTAAATGACGCTACCGCGCTTCAACTCTGGCAACGTCGGTCGGCTGTCGTTCGAACACTTGAACGAACTGTTCGACACGGTGGAGAAACTGAAACCGTTGCTGTCTGGGCGTTCCACCGCGCTGGACGCCGACTTAATGCTGGTCGCCCGAATCACGGGAAGCAACACCAACGGCGCGCATACCTGGACCGAAGTGGTTCCGAAGGCGGCGACCGATGGCGGCGCGCCGTATCTCTGGGAGGAACGCACGGGCGGCGCGAAGTCCAACGCAGCCACCGACGCGACATACGATCCAGCCTTCGTAATCGAACGCTATACCTGGACTGGCGCGAACCCGCCGCCGACGCGGCTACCGAACGACTCCGTAGTGGTCCTGCGCAAACTGCGACGCAAGGACGGCAAGCAAGCCTGGATCGTCGTGAATGGCGTCGCGTCTGGCGGCGTCTGGGCGGCGCGCATCACGGCTTCGACCTTGACGGCTCCCGCGGCGGGCTGCGGCGCGCAGACGGTCCAGAACTGGCTATACGATTGGGAGGAAGTGTCGCGCGCTTCGCCGCTGTCTATGGAGTGGACCGCGGCTGGGCGCACCAGCGCGAACACGGGCAAGGCGCGCAACGGCGCGGAACGGGCTTGCGTGTCTGGCGTCGGCGGTCCGCCTCCCGCGAACGTCACGGAGACGAACCAGGCGATAGCGTCGGGGACGGTCGTTTCCATGTCGCTGGATTCGGCTGGTCGCCCGTTCTTCTCACTCACGAACGACCGCGCAATCGTCTGCGCGTAAGGTGGTGCAATGTCGGCATTCCCTACCAATCCCACGCAACGATCACAGTTCAATCCGCGGCTACTCGCGTCGGGCTTGCTCACGGCGACCGATACCGCGCTGTATACCTGTCCATCGGACAGGCGGTGCGCGATTACCGCGATTGTGTTCTGTAGCGTGAGCGCGACCGCCGCTACGTTCCGCCTCCACCACGTTGTCCCGTGGAACACCAGCACTACGGGCAACGCCCAGTATTACGATTCCAGACTGAACGCAAACGCCGTGCTGATCGACCAGACGCCGCGCTGGCTGGACTCGGGCGACGAACTGCGCGGTAGGTCAACAGCCGCCAACACCGCTTCATTCGCCATCTATGGCTACGAATCGGGGGCTTAATGCGACGCCGTGCGGCTGCGTGTTGCTGCGCGGGTAGCCCGTGCGACCAACTGAATCTGCAATGCTTCGGGAACGTCATCCCGCCGAAGTACGTTCGCATCGATGGCGTCCAGTCCCTCTACGCGCTGAACAACACGATTTGCGCGCAGCCATCCACGGGCGTCCGTTGCCGATGTTGCACGAAGCCCGATCAGACGATCACGCATTCGCTGCTGTTCCATGCGGAGGGTCCGCGGTTCTACTTCAACAACGGTATTTCCCAGGGCTGGCGTTACCAACTCACGGGAACCTGGTCGTTCGACAGTATCGCTACGGCGAAGTGCCTGGACCCGACCTATCCGCCGCCGTTGCCGCTCTGTCCAATTGAGGAAATCTACTACCGCGAACGGTACACGGAGCGCGGGACGTTCTCGGGGATGCTCTATTGCGGTCCCGTGATTTGCTTCCCAGACGAAACGGGCGCGCCTCTGAACTTCACGGGATACCGCCTGGACGGGAGTCTGTCGCTGAACGTCAATAGCGATTCGTTTAGCCATGTATGCGGCGACCCAGCGGGCAACGATACGAAATCCAACAGCCGCGGAACTCTGTCGCGCATATTCCAGTTCACGTTCAAGCCCGACCAACTCTGTTCGTTCAAGGGCATTTGTCCAGGGTCCAGCGGCGACCCTATCCAGTTCCGCAACGTGACATTCAAGCAACCCGAATGCTCGGACGGTTTGTTCGGCGGGTTCTATCCGCTGGAGTACCGCTACACGGGTTCGATGGCGGCAATATTCGCCCGCGCGTAGGCTTTCGACATGGGATGCGCCTTCCACAGTTCGGGACAATGCGCCCACGCCGCGGTCGGCGGGGAGGCGACGCCGCAGAAATGCGCCGCGTGCGACCACTACGCGGGGCGGCTTCGCGGAATGGGCGACGTGTTCCACGTCGCGCTTTCCGCGGTCGGAATACCAGCCGTGGTAAAGGCGGTGGCGGGAGACTGCAACTGCGCCGAACGCCGCGCCGCCATGAACCAGGCGTTACCATTTGCCGATAAGGCTAGAACGGAGGCTGGCGATGGCGTTGACCCTTGACGGAACGAACGGACTTTTTACGCGGCTCGGCAAACTCGCAGGGCTGGCGGAGGCTGTCCGCACTCACCAGGCGGACATAAAGACGCGCATTGCCGCAATCCAGGCGGAGTATTCGTCCGCGGACCTCTATATGGTCGCGGACCTGGCGGCGGGGATCGACGCCAAGATTGCCGCGGCTGGCGCGATCCTCGCGGATATCCAATCCGCGATGGAAACCACGCTGGTGGAGATGACGTACGAAGACTCGCTGATTTCTTCCTACGGCGTCCTGCCAGCGAAGGACGTGAACTCGGCTCTTCTCTACCTTATCCGCGAGATGGACAGCCAGAGCGAGACGGTTGACGGGACCACGATCACGCTCGGCGCATCCACCGCCACCGCTGGCAACACGGGCAACGGGACGATTGTGGTTTCGGTCGCTCCGCCGCTCGCGCTGGATGCGCTGGTGACGCAGTTCCCGAACGTACGGAACGAACGGCTTGAAGCGCGTTGCCTGGAAGATGCGAAGTCCAAGTGGATCAAGGCTGGTTCCGAAATCTTCCAGATTCGCGGCTTTGGCGCGTTCGGGAACCTGGACTACCGCTTCCCCGCTGGATCGGGGACCAGGATGGACATGGCGTGTTTGAACCCAGCGGCGGAGACGGGCGCGCGATACGAACAGATTGCTCGCAACGGATCGTTCGAAGCGTTCACCTCCAATGTTCCGAACTACTGGACCGTGGCGACGGGAACCGCGGGAACGCACTTCGCGCAGGAATCGTCCGTCTTCTATCGCGGCGCAGCCGCGTTCAAGTTCCTGGGCGACGGCGCGACGCTGGCGAAGATTGTCCAGAAACTCGGAAGCGAGACTGGCACGGCGAACACGATTGCATCGGACCGCCTCTACATTCTCGCAGTATCGGCGCGAACCTCCGCTGGTATCTCGGCTGGGCAAGTCCGACTGTCCCTCCAGGACTCCAACACGGGTACGGTTCTTTCGGGCGCGTCCATTACGATCCCCTACACGACGGGAACGACGTACGGGTGGAAGTCCGTGGTATTCCGCGCGCCGCTGAACCTCCCGTCGGGAATCAACATTGCGCTAGAGCAAACGACCGCGGTGAACGCTGGTGCTACGTTCTACCTGGACGAACTGGTACTGGCGGAAGTCCGCCAGATTGCCCCAGGCGGGGCGGGCGTCGTGGTCCTTCCAGGTTCGACCGACTGGGCGGTAAACGACTCGCTGTTCCTGACGCTTACGAACAACGGCGAAGGCGCGTGGAACACGGAATTGGATCGGTTCTTCGGTATGTACGAACGGGGCTTGCTGTTGCCAGCCAACACGGGCGGCGCGGAAACGATCCTGGATAGCCTGATTTCGTGACGGCTACCGCGTCGGGGAGATGCCCCAGAGTTCGCGGGCGCACGAAGCGCGCGCGTACTCCAGGCTTCGGCGTTCGGTGGCGTCCTGCGCCATGTCCACGGCGGCGGTAAGCGCGTCGAACAGTTCGACCGACGGCACGGGCTGCGCAGCGACCCGCAGGGCGTCGCGGGGCTGGACGGGCGCGGAGGCTGCTACGGCGCGCAGGGTGGCGCGTAGGGCGCGTCGGTCGCCGTCCTGGGGCAACAGCGCGCGCAACAGGCGGGGCGGTATGCGCCCGTCCCTAGCCCCCGCGGCGGCGACCGCCCACGCCAGGCGCAGACGGGCTACGGCTTCGGCGGTGGCGTGGGGCTTCGCGGGTGGTTTCGGCGTCGGCACGGTCGAACGCTCCAGGGCGTCGGATTTGCCCCGTACGGCGTTCCGCGGCTCGGGCGGCTCCAGACAGCCCCCGACGCTGCGAACGCCTCCGCGGGGCATCCTACGCCGCCAGTAAACGAACCGCCCGCCTTTCGGCGGGCGGTCGGTCGTTTGGCTGGCTGGGTCGGTTACTGGGCGCGCTTCGCCGCCTCGCGGAGCGAGTGCCGCGCCGCCTCGGACTTCGCCACGGCTTCGAAGTAGTCCGTCTGCGCGGCTTCGAACGCGCGGGCGGCGCGCGCCACCTGGATCGGGGTATAGGTTCCGTCCGCGCCCATGCGCTGCGCTTCGCAGTTCACGCCGATGGCGTCGGCGTAGCGGTCGGAAGCCGCGTTGCGGGCGCGGTCGGCGGCGATGCAAGCCGCCAGGGCGGCTTCCAGGGCGGCGGTGGCGGCGGTGGCGGCGGTGGCGGTGGCGGTGGCGGTCGTGGTCGTGTTCTGGTTCATCGTGGGTTCCATTCTCTGCGCATCGGCTGCGCTTGCCTGTCGGGGACTCCCGACACGGAGAAGATAGCGCGATCCGAAACCGTGTCAAGTAGCGTTGGACGAAATCTGCAAGTTTCCTGGAAACGAAGCCGCCCGCCTTTCGGCGGGCGGGCTGGTCGGTCCTGGTCGCGGCTCAGGCGCGGAAGGTGCGCGCGGCGGCGTTGGCGCAATCATCGAAGAACCCGACGCAGCGGGGGCTAGCGGAACGCATCGTGGCGCGTCCAGCGATGATCGAATAGACGGTTTCGGTGGCGCGCACTTCGACCCACATTCCGACGTTGTGGACCTTATCTCCCTTCGGGTACTTCACGGCGACGCCAGCGTGGACGCGCCAGGTGGTTTCGCCGTTGAACTCCGACTGGAAGACGGCGGGAAGTTCGCGCGTCTCGCCGTTGATCGTGACGCGGGCGACGGCGGTTCCGTGACGAAGGGCGGTTCCGCTGGTTCCGAACGTGGCGTTGGTGATTTCGACTTGCATGGCTGGACTCCGTTTCGTGCGCATCGGCTGCGCTTGCCCGTCGCGACTTGCGACACGGGAAAGATAGCACCGCCCCGAATGCTGTCAAGCCGTGTTGGACGAAATCTAGGGATTTCCCAAAAAACAACCGACCCGCCTTTCGGCGGGTTCGGTCGCTCGGAGCCTCAGAAATTGTAATCGTGGAACTTGCGCGGGACGGACTCCATAACGAACCTCCGCCGCTTATACGCCCAGCCGTTCTTCGTGAAGCGGACGCGGACCACTTCGCCTTCAGGGTCGGACGCGTAGTTCCACCGCTGGGAATCCTGGTTCGTGACGTGACCAGCGAAGCCGCCAGGAATCCAGTTCGGCTTCCAGTCTGGCGCGAGTTCCGCGCGCATCTTGCGCAGCACCACGCAACTGGAGGACACGCGGCGGACCACTTCGAACGGGTGAACGTCGGAGAAACAGTATTCGTTGCAGAACGGGCGAAGCATTGCAGACTCCATTCAGCGCATCGGCTGCGCGTGCCTGTCGCCAGAGCGGCGACACGGGGAAGATAGCGTCCATCGGATACCTGTCAAGCCGTGTTGGACGAAATCGCAGGATTTCCAAAAAAGACGCAGCCCGCCTTTCGGCGGGCTTGCGGTCGCGGCTCGGGTCGGCTCACGCCTGGCGGGCGCGGGTCACCTTGCCGCGGAGAGTGCGGCAGAGGTGCGCGGGGGAGTAGATTCCCTTATCCCAGGCTTCGACCTGTCCGTAACTGCGGGACAGCACAATCGGCTCCACCTGGATACGGTCGCCCACGCGCACGTCGGGGACTTCGGAGTGGTGCGACGCCTTGCCAATGGTCCCCGCCAGGGTCCAGCCTTCGTCCGTGCGGACCAGGACGCGGAGGCGCATATAGCGCGGACCGTAGGTGCGAAGCGAACCGTTGCGACGCTTCGTACGGTGAACCATTTCCGTTACGGGCTTGACGAACACGACCACGCCAGAGACAGCCGTCGGGGTGAAGAAACGGGAGTTAGCGGGAACGACCTTCGTGGCGGCGGCGTTGTTCGTGTTCTGGTTCATCGTGCGTTCCGTTCTCTGCGCATCGGCTGCGCTTGCCTGTCGCGACTTGCGACACGGGAAAGATAGTCGGCATCGGCTCGCTGTCAAGCCGTGTTGGACGATTTCCCAAGATTTCGTGGAAATGCGCCGTCCGTGGCGCAGCCCGCGTCCGTGCTAGTGTCCCTGGACTTCTCCCAGAGGCGCGGTATCGGCTCTGAGCCGCGCCAGGGCGTCCGTGGACAGTTCTGGGAGTCGCCGTATCTGCGCCAGGACGGCGTCCAATACCTGTTCGTCTGGGGCATCGGTAGGAAGCGTGACGCGGACGCGCGCGTGGAAATACATAGTCCGCGCGTTCGCGCGCACGTTCGCTTCCGTGCAATCCTGGGAGTCGCGGTCGCATTGTCCCGCGCTACCGTGCCGCCACGCCATTCCGTTTCTCCGTTTCAATCACGACCCGTTCGACCAGGTCCAGCCAATTCGCGCGGTCGCGCCAGGGCATCGCCTCCCATCGTTCCCATTCCTTCATCGCGGAGGAATGCGCGCAGCGCAGTTCCGTGGCTATGTCGGTCCAGGACTGCGGAGGCGTCACGACCTCGCGCAGCGCGGCGACGATTAACATTCGTTCCTGTTCGTCCAGCAGCCGTCGCAGCCTGTCGGTTTCGGTCCTGTTGCCGCCGCGCGCCTGTTGCGGCGCGGCGGCGATAAGCCGCACGGCGTCGCGTACGCGCTGGCGCGTCATCACGGGCGGCTCTGGCGTTCGCTTGAAATCTCCCATACCCGCGCCCTCCGTCCGCTTCGCGTGGGTCGCGAACCGCTGGCGACCAGGATACCAGCCCGCATAAGGTGGTTCACCGATGCCGACGCCGTCTGGTGAGACAGCGTCAACCGTTGTTCCAGTTCGTCGCACGTCGCTGGACCGTCCGCGCGGAGCGAATCCAGGATGCGTTGCGCGACGCCTCCAGGCGCAGCCGCGAACGCTTCGTCCTGGGTCGCCCAGCGCGTCCGCTGGCGCGCCGTGCGCCGTGGTGGTTCCTCCAGCGCGAACAGCGGCAGGGCGGGTTCCACGGGCGCAGCCGCGCGTATGTCGCGCGTCATTCGGGACCGCCAGCCCGCGCGGCGGCGCGCTTGCGGATCATGGCGTCTACGAAGCGGAGGCGCGGCGCAGCGCGAGTCCCCGCCGTCGGCGCGCCCTGGGCGTAGCGGACGTTCGGTACGCGGACGCCGACGCGGGCGCAGACTTTGACCAGGTCCGCGTCCTCCATCGTGACGCTACCCGAAACCCAGTTCGAAACCGTCTGGGGAGAGACGCCCACTTCGCCCGCCAGGCGGCGTACGCCGTAGCCGCGCAGCAGCGCGGACAACTCCGAATCGGGATTGATACGCCAGCAAACGTTAACGGTCGGTGCAATCTGGTCCATCGTGTTCCGTCGTTTCTGAACCGCTCGGGTCCGTGAGTCTTCCCAGGTATTCCGCACTCTCCATGCGCGCAAGGTGCGCGTCTACGGTTTCGCGCCACGCGCGCGCCCAGTCTGGTTCGCCGTCCAGCCCAGGCGCGGCGAACTCCGTGGCGTCAAGTTCCACAGCCCCCAGGCGGAAGCCGCATTCCCCGACCAGTTCCGCCAGCGTGTCGAAGCGGTCCATTTCGACGGAGAGGCGTTCGCGCGCCGTCTCCAGTTCCGCTTCCAGGCGACCGACGCGGATAAGCGCGGTCGCCAGCCTGTTCGACGCGTCCAACTGTTCGCGCAGCCGTTCGGAAACGCCCAGCAGTTCTTCCGCCTTCGCAGCCATCGCGAGGACTTCGGAATCTGAGGCGAACAGCCCGCCGCCCTCGCGGGCGCGCGAAATCAGCGCGCGCAGTTCGTCTTCAGCCATTGCCAGCCTCCGAATACTGTCGGCGCGCGTCCGCGTCGATACCAGCGGCGCGCAGAGCCTCGCGGGCGTCCATGTTCTGTTTCAGCGTCGCTTCCCACGCTCCGCGCCAATGCTCCACCGCGCGCGATAGCCTGGCGATTTCAGCCGCCGCGGCGTCCATCGTGTCGTGGGTTTCCTTCGGCGTATCCGCGAACACGTCGGCTTTGCCCAGCCTCTCCAGGACCGATTGCGTTTCAGCGTCCATCGCGTGTATCCCCTTCCTTGGAT